CCATCCTGACGATCCGGGCCAGCAACCAGTCGCGGCGCGTGACGAGCGAGTGGCGCGTGCTGGTCGGTGAGCGGGCGTTCGACGTGCGGGAAGACCCTCGGCCGACGCCGGATCGGGGGTTCTTCGAAATGCTGGTCGAGGCATGAGAGCCGGCCGCGCGCTGCGGCGCCTCATCATGGACCGCATCATCGAGCAGGTGCCTGACCTCGCCGGGCGCGTCTATGACCGGGCCGCCGAGAATACGGCCATGCCCTACATCACGCTCGGGCCGTCCTACTGGTCCGACGCATCGGTCGAGTGCATCCCCGGCCGGGCGCAGACGGTGCAGGTGGACGTGTGGGGCAAAGGAAACAAGGGCGCGGTGGAAGACATCGTGGACGACGCCGCTGCGGCCCTCGACGGATGGGTCGACACGGATGCGCTGACGATGCACCCGCTGCGCGTCGTGCTGGCGCGGGTGACGGACGATCCGACGCCGGGCGTCGTGCATGGCGTGCTGCAGGTCGAGGCGGCGGTCGAGGGCTAGCTGGAGAGCCGGCGCTGGATCTCTGCCCGAAGGCGCTCCTATTCCAAGATCCTGTTTTCCTTCGCCTTCCGGGTTTCCCCGAGGATGGCGTAGATCAGGAACGCGAGAAGCGGCGAGAGTATGACCGCCACTAGAAATGCCAAGATGCCGCTTCTTCCCCGCTTGTGCGCGTAGACGCCAACCAAGGGCGAGAAGATCAGCCAGATCAAGATGAATTCCATCCCGGTCCCTTTCATCGTGCCCCCCGCGAGCCTGCTCGGGCACGGCGACGGTGGCAAGGCCAAGTGAGGTCGCACATGGTCAACGGCATTCCTGAAGTCCAGGCGATGTTCCGGCGGAGGGCAGCCGCGGTGGTTGCCGCTGCCCGGGCTCAGTCACACAAGAGCGGTGAAGAAGTGGCCGCCGCCATGCGCTTCCTCGCGCCGCGTGACGAGGGCGAACTGATCGGATCGATCAGGGTGGAGGATGCAAGCTCGATCACCACACGCCGCGGCGCCCGCGGCTTCATCGGCGTGCTCGTGAAAGCCGGCGACAGCACCACCGTGGTGACCAATGCCAGCGGCGGACGCTTCCAGAATGCAAAAATTCAGGAGTTTGGCACTCGGAAACGGGCGGCCAATCCCTACTTCTACCCGGCATGGCGAGCTAATCGAACGCGGGTGCGGGGCGCCATCAGTCGTGCTGTGCGAAAAGCGTGGGTGCGCTGATGCCGAAGCAACGCAAATGGCGTGTCCTGCAAACATTCACGTGGTCACCACGAAGGAACGTGGTCATTGAATATCACGCCGGCGGGGTCGTGTTCGGCCTCACCGCCGCGTGCGTTCGCCATGCCGGCGAGCGTGTTGAAGAAATTCGGGAAGAATACTGACCCGATAGCCCAACCGGCCCTTGGGCAAGGCGCGATCCACACCGGAGAATAACCATGGCGATCCCCACGACTTATGTCGGGACGACGGTCGCGCTTTACTTGCGCGAAGGCGTTTCGCCCACGTTCACGTACAGCCGCCCCTGTGGCCTGACCAGCCACACGATCACGTTCAACAAGCAGACCAATGACGTCGTCATCCCCGATTGCGATGACCTGGAAGCTGCTGCTTGGGTCGGTCGCGGCGTGGAAAGCCTCGACATGTCTGGTTCCGGTTCCGGCATTCTTGCGGCGGAGGCGGTTGAAAAGTGGTGGGATGCCTTCCGCTCGGAAGCGAGCATCCCCGTGCGCATCTACATCGGCGCGGTGGATGACACCACGAACGGCCACTACTGGGACGGAAATATCCACCTGTCCCAGTTCGAGGTGACGGGGGAGCGTGGCAACAAGGCGCAAGTCAACATTTCGTTCGTCAGCGACGGCGAAATGACGCACGCGGCGACCACCTGATGGAGCCGCGTCGCATTTTGTGGCCCAGCGGAGAGGACGAGTTCCTTCTTCGGATCGGTGAGGTTGAGGCCCTTGACGACCTGACGCCGGATGGCGCGATGGATTTGCGTTATCGGCTATCGCAAGGTGTCCCGCGTGGCAGTCTGGCCTATGCTCCGGTCAAGGCGCGCGAGGTGCTGGCGTGCCTGCGGCTCGGCCTGATGGGCGCTGGCATGGATCGCGCCACGGCTGAGAGGAAGGTGAAACAGGCATGGGATGACGGCGATGTGGGGGAATTGAACCTGCTGGCCTATACCATCCTGTCTCTCGCCTTTGCCGCAAAGGAGCATGACCCGGTGGGGGAGGAAGAGGCGGGGGAGGAAACGAGCGCATCCGCTTCTCCCGCCTTTACGGAGACGGGGCAGCACTAGGGTTCACTCCCCAGCAGGTCAAAGAGATGACCTTCTGGGAATTTTCCGCTTGCGTCGCCGGATACAACCGCGCGCAGGGCGACGGACATCACCATAACGGCGATCCATTGACCGCAGAAGAATACGACGCGCTCTGCGCGCTGGGAGACAGGTGGAGCGATGGCGGAAGCGGAAGCCGGTCTTGAGCTGCCTATCGGCCTGACCGAAAAGAAGTTCATGCAGCAACTGGCCCGGATTGAGGCGCGGTCGATCCGCACCGCGAACAAGGCGGAGCAGGCATTCGTCAAGGCAAATTCCGGCGTTGTCCGTAGCGCCAGCCGCACTGAGCGCAGCGTTTCCGCGTCCCTGAATGGGATCGGTAGGTCGGCAACGCTGGCCGCCGGGAAAGTTCTCGCGCTCGCTGCGTCTCTCGGAAAGCTGACGGCAAGCTCGCAGTCCTACAAGGTCATCGAAAACCGCCTGCGGTCGATCGGGGAATATTCGGACGAAGCAGCCGAGAAGTTGGCCGCCGCCGCGATCCGCTCGCGGGCGCCGCTGGAAGACATGGCGACCACGGTTGCCCGGATCCAGAAGGCCACCGGCGACGGATACGACGAGACGATCCGCCGGGTCGAGACGATGAACAAGCTGCTGGCGGTCGGCGGCGCTACCGCGGCGGAGGTCAACTCGGTTGTCATCCAGCTGTCGCAAGCCCTGTCCTCTGGCGTTCTGCAAGGCGATGAACTGCGATCGCTGAGAGAGTCAGCTCCCGTCGAGGTTCTTGACGCCATCGCCGCCGCCGCCGGCGGTACGCGCGGCGAGCTTAAGAAGATGGGGGAGGAAGGAAAGCTCACCACCGAGGTTATCGTTCGCGCGCTCGACAGCCTTGCGACGCAGGCGGACGCGAAGTTCGGCGAGACGACGCAGACGATCAGTCAGGCGTTCACGAACATCAACACTGGCCTGACGCTGTTCGCCGGCCGGCTGGATGAGGGCCTGGGAGCTACGAGCGCGTTCGCGGACGCCCTCAGCAACATGGGCTCGTGGCTCGCCAACAACGCGGACGTGGCCGAAGAACTGGGCATCTCCATCAAGGCGGCGCTTCAGACGGGCTCCGAGGTAGCGGGTCAGATCGATGCCGCCATGGTCGGGCTGGCCGAGACGATCCATTCCGAACTGGTCGATGGCACGGTCCTCGATCTAGGCGAGGCATTCTCCGATACCGGCCTGACCGTCGCGGATGTGATCGACGCGATCATCAACGCAATCGCGGACATGAACGGGGTGATCGAAGGCGCGGCGGCTGCGGTCCGCGAGGCGTTCCTGCAGATCCCGGATGCGATCAGCGGTGCGATGCAGACGGCTATCAATGCGGTGATCGCCGGCGTCGAGGCCATGGTTAACCAGGTGCTGGCCGGCGTCAGGACCGTGGCGGCGGCAGTGGACAGCCTAACGGCGAAGATCCCCGGCGGGGCGGGGACAAACCTCGCCGCCGGGATCGGCAATGTCAGCCTCGGCCGCGTTGATGGGCTCGCCACGAACCTTTCGGGCGGGTCAGTGGGCGATGCTTACCGGGGCGGATATGAGCGCGGCCGCGGGGCGGTCATGGATGCAGTCGAGTCCGTAACGGGGTTTTTCGAGGGGATCGGTGAGACCTACCAGCGAAACAGGGCGGAGCTAGCGCGGGAAGCTGCCGAGAACGATGTTGCTCCGCCCGGCACGACGCCGCCGGCCCGGACGCCCGGCGGTTCTGGTGCTGGCGCTGGGTCGGGCGGCGGCAGCGGTTCCCGCGGCCGGGGTGGCCGTCGCGGTGGCGGCGGTCGATCGGGCCGAGAGGACCGCCCGTTCTTCGAGGACGTCGAACGCGACCTGCTGAACTTGCAGCGCCAGATTGAGCTGATCGGGAAATCCAACCAGGAAGTCGCCACCGCTCGGGCGCGATGGGAGATGCTGGATGAGGCGAAGAAGCGCGGCATCCCGGTCAATGCCACCCTGAACGCCCAAATCAACGCACAGGCGGAAGAAGTCGGGCGCCTGACCGCGGAGCTTGAGTGCGCTGAAATCTCCCACGAGCAATTCGAGGAAGCCATCGACGGGATCGCGGGCGCGATGTCGGATGCGCTGGTGCAGGGCGAGAGCCTGCGTGAAGGGCTGGCAAATGTATTCAAGGGCATCGCGGCGGACTTGCTGAAATCCGGCATCAAGGAGGCGCTGATGAGCGTCTTCGGTGGTGGCGGCGGTGGTGGGCTGTGGGGCGCGGTTCTTGGCGCTTTCGGCATCGGCGGCGTCCGCGGCAACGACGATCTGTCTCAGGCGCTCCGGGGCGCCATGAGCTTCGACGGCGGCGGCTTCACCGGCTTCGGCTCGCGGTCCGGCGGCATCGACGGCAAGGGCGGTTTCCCGGCGATCCTGCACCCGAACGAGACGGTGGTCGACCATACTCGCGGCCAGCGAGTTGGCGCCAACGTCACCTATTCGCCCAGCCTCAACATCGCCGGCGACGCGAGCGAGAGGACGGTCGCCTTGATCGAGGGTGCCTTGGAGCGCGAGCGGGAGGCATTCTTCTCGCGCTGGACCCTGGCGCAGCGGGAATATTCTGCGAGGATCGCCTGACATGGCCGATGTCATTCCGTGGCCGCTGGACGTGCTACGGCCGCGGGACCTTACTCCGGCGCTTCGGCCGACAACGCGCAGCGCCGGAGTGT